CTTAGAATTTATAATGCGTATCATATATAGATGCCACCTTTCTGCTAAAGCGAATGACTTCAACGCCGTTACGCTCCCCGTTAAATCCGTACCAAAAATTATGAATTACAAATAGCCCTCCACCGGCTACAAATGAAAGCAACTTGCCAAACCAGTTATAATTTGCCAGCTTGTAATGCTTGCTTTCCTGTTCGATACAGTACCTGATTTGCCTGTCAAGCTGCCTGTCTGACTGAGAAATAAGAATGAAATCAAAACCATAATGCCTATGCTTTGCGAAAAAATCCAGCCATGGCATTCTGTCACTGTCTCGAAATGCTCTACAGTTAAACTTTAAGCCGGCTTCATCGATAACAACGATTGTCTGTCCCTCTCTACCGGCAGTATGATTTTTTTGCGCATAATCAATAAGATAATCAACTGTTATTTCGGACGTGTCCATATATATGGGCTTCGCCCGTATTTTTGCATGTGTCAGACCATATGGCAGTTTCTTAAAAAGCTTCGTATTTTTTATAGGTCTGAAAATCAGTCGAATAGAATAATTCTCAATATCTACAGGAAAGTTACAAATGTACTGCTTTCCATATATAGCACCGTGAGCTATATTTGATGCAATATGAAAACTTTTGCCGCTGCCTGGTGTGCCAGAAAACAATGTAATCATGTTAATTCACCTCATTTTTTTTGCTTGCTTCATAGGGAACCCCATACCCCTATGAATCAAGCAAAATAAAATGAGGCGGCCTATCCAGGCCGCCCCACGTTTGCGATTATCGGCCGAGCATCCGCTTGACGAACTTCACGGCGAAGAAGACCGCGATGGTGATGCCAACCACAGGCAGGAGAATCGGCAGCGCGGTGGTGATGACACTCGTCACATCAGCCGCGATGGTGGTAAACGCAGTGGTAAGAGCAGTAGTTACAGCTTCCATACCTCCCACAGTTGCCGTGCCATCGAGAAACAACGAAATAGGCAACTGCATTCCCTCCTTTCTCACATAATACATTTATGTATCAACTTGATTGCTGTACAGACCAACCAAGAAATACAATATGAAATTGCCATTACAGCAAGACCAACTACAGCACCGTTGCAACCTATCGTTATAAGGTCAGCAAGAAGTGATTCGCTTATATACGTCATTTAAGCCACCTAAAAAGCGCATAGCAGAGCATAGCACCGACAGCAATTCCAAGAAAGCAGATAATCGCGATCTGAGTATTGCAAAGCACGTCCAGGCGTGAAGTGATTTCCGAATAGTCGGCAGCAGCTTCAACAATCGTTTCTTCCATAGATTCTTTCTTCTCTTTCCATAGCGCATATGCAATAGTCTGAATTATCAGCCTCTGACCTGCATTCACAAATCAGCTTGACATTGTCGCCCAGGCGAACCAAATGAGGCTCGCAATAAGAACACTCAAAATATTGATAAGGGCATTCATTCATTTTCTTTCCCTTTCTGGTATTTTTGATTATGTTCTTGAAGAATCGTAATACCGATAACACCCAAACGCCGACAATCTGCATATAGTCCTTTCTGACAGCACATATATACATAATTCGAAACCGTTATGGTTGATTCGATAGAATCCACCATTTCAAGTATTTGCAAAACCCGACAATTTTCATCATCATTTGCAAGCACCTTTTGAACGGCAGGGGAGAGGGGTCCTTCAAGCTCTGAAATATCATATAAATGCTTATTGTCGCATCCATCATGTAGCAAATATTTTGCTGCTCTATCCCAATCGCCTGTTTTTTGCATGTAATTCGCAGAAATTCCTAATTCCTCTGCAAGACTAGAATTCCAACGCGCCTGCGAAAATTTCAAAATACAGTGATAATGGGCTTTCTTTATATTGCCGTCTTCGTCAAAATCTTTATCGTGACAAATCGCAACATAATTGAAAGATGCCCTTATAAGCTCCAATGCCTTTACATGCGTAGGGTCTTCGGGATAAAGCAGCACATTCCACAAACGGGAACGCTCTTTCATTATCACCGTTTAACTCCTCTAAACGTAGCACTTCCACTGATCTACCATAGCATTTGCTATACCTTGAAATGTTTGTGACCGAATAGTCGCATTTCTATTTATTACCGTCCATGACGCTACAGGATAATTGAATACTGTTGCAAATAATATTGGCAAGTTTTTAAGCCACAACAATGTTTTCTTAGAATATGGCTCGTCAAAATAATACGGCTCAATTATTTGTGTTTGAATTGGCAAATCGAATACTTTCATTGGCACAGGATTTTCAATTGCCACCCTCTTTATAGGTGCGTTATAAAGAGACAAGAAAAAATCTTTTGCTTGGCAGCCAAGCATATACCTTTCTTGGTTTATAACACCTGATTTAATCAGCCAGCGCGCGCCTACATTTGAAAGATATGTACATGGCGGATGTGCTATCATTAAATCCCAATTCCCACTATAGGAAACTTCAATTGCATCCCCGATTATATGATATTCTGGATGCCCTCCATAACAGGGCAAAATATCACATGAAAACGCTTCAATTCCTTGCCTGCGAAATTCGTTTGCAATTGTCTGCGAACGTTCGCAAGCAACCAGGACACGTCCCACAACAAGCCCTCCTTTGACACTGACACACAAATTGCTTAGTCGTAGTAGCAATTTGTGTCAAGCTCTATCCGAAATGTTTCTAATTCGTTCTTGGATTTCATAGAAACGCTGGGAATTAAGGTCTTGATTTTTTTGGAGCTTTGTTTTTATAGCTTCGAGGTCTTCTTTGATGGCATCAACTGATTCCTGAGTAACTGCTGCCGTATCCAGGATTTCTTTATATCCACGTTCAAGAGCCTGGACACGCAGCAGTATGTCAGACCATAGAACAAACTCGAATGCTGTTTGTCCCGCAGCCGCTGGCATTACTTTACCTCACCGTTTTCTTCATCCACGAAGGTAAAGCCGGACAGATGAAAAAACTTGCCTTTCTTATCATACTGGAAGTTTCCCGTGGAACCGATGCCGAAGCCATCATGCTTCATAACTTCCAGCATTTCTTCCGATACCCACACGGAAGACGAAAGGCTGCCTTCTGTATGCTCGGCCTGCTTGCCAGCCGGAGGATAGATATAATAGACGTTGCTGCCCTTAACAATGGATCCTGTTTTCGATGTGTATTGACGATGCTCGATACCGATAACCTTAACCATTTTTATCTTCCTTTCATATTTGAATGCATTCGTTTGGATGCCTATATAGCAATAATGCACCCGTATGGATGCATTGTCAAGCATTTATTTGGATTCATGATAAACTATAGCAAAGATAACAAAATGAAGGAGCTGATAATAGTGTATTTTTACCAAAGATTAAAAGACCTTCGTGAAGACAGAGACTTAAATCAATCTGATATTGCAAATCTGCTAAATACAACAAGACAACAATATGCCCTTTATGAGAATGGGATCAGAGAATTGCCAATGCATCATTTTATTACACTTGCCAAGTTTTATAATGTCTCTATTGACTATATGGCAGGAATTGAGCAAAAATCAAAATAGGGGAGTGGAAAA